GTGCGCCCCTCACCGGTCAGACGGGTAATCGCTTGGCGGACGCGCGCCTCTTCACGTAGCTGAGCGTTTACGCGGTCCTGGCCTTGCAGTGCTTTTTGCTGGCTGTCGCCTCCTAAAGAGAGGATCGCGGTTCCCGCGGCAGCGATTGGAGCAGCCCGTGCTGCCGCGCCCGCGACTGCGCCCGCGCCCGCAGCTACGCCGGCCCCCGCAGCCGTACCGCCAATCGCAGCGATGGACGCTCGCGCCAGCGCCGCCGCCTTGATGAGGTCCGTCAACCCCTTGATGACTAGCGCAATGGGACCGCCAGCGGCGACCAGTCCCAGAAGCGCGAGGCCCGCAACCTGGACGCCAGAAGGCAGATCGTTGAATGCTTTGAGCGCGTCTGTTGCCCAAGAGAGAACCTTAGCCGCGACCGGTAGGAACTGCTTGCCGAAATCCTCTGCCGCCTTGGTGAACTCGACGCGAACCCGCTTTTCCTTTTCGGCCAGCGTGTCTGCCTCGCGCGCCACCTGCCCTTGCATTTCGGCAGACTGGCGCATGATGATGTTCGTGCGCGCGATCGACTTGGCGGCCTCCGAGGCTTTGGTCGCGTTGCCCTTGAACCCCAGGCGCAGAAGCTCAGCCTTCACCGCCGTTTCGTTCACGACGATGCCGAAGCGCTTGAGGGGCTCGGTCTCGCCCGTGATACCGGAAATGACCGCGCGGAAAGCCTCGGCGTCCGACACATCACGGAAGGCGGCAATGTCCAGCGAGCGGCGCTGAAGTTGGTCCACGATCTCCAGCGACTGTTTGGCGTCCACCCCGAGCGCGGTCAGGACAGAGCGAAGCTGGGTGAAGTTGTCCTTGATGTCGGTTTCGAGGCGACCGAACTCGTTAGAGATAGCGGCGACGGCCGCCGCGGCTTCGGCCGGCAGATCGCGGAAGGTTTGTTCGAACGCGCCCCCGACAGCCTCCGCCCGGCGCGCCGCCTGGTAGGACATGGCAGTAATGGCGCCCAAGGCCACCGTCGCGGCCAGTTGCACCGGCCGCGCGAAGTTGCCCACCTTCGAGCCAAGGGTCGCGAGGTTGCGGTCCAGTTCTCGCTGGCGACGCTCGATGGCGTCAGCGGTCCGGTCGAAGGTTCGCTGACCCTGGGCCAGCGACTTCTCCATGCGGCGGATGTCAGCGCTCATCGTGAGGACGAGGCTTTCGATGTCTCGGGCCATGTTGCCTCATGATTGTCCAGCGAATAGCCTCAGGCTCGGAGGAGAACCGGATGCGAACTGTCGGCTACATTCTGATTGGGATCGGGGTGGCGTTAATCGCCGCGGCGTTCTTCATGAACATCGGCGTGGACGCTGGGGATGGGTCTGGCGCCATCGCGAACAACGACCTGCTCAACCAGCGCCTGCTCTGTGGTGTAGTCGGAGCCGGATCGATGATCTCCGGCTTCCTCGCCTTGATCCTGAAAGCGGTTCGTCCCTAGGCATATTTCGCCATCAGAGCGTCGTGCTCGTCCTCGGACAGGCTGGCCGGCTTGTCGACCCCGCTACCGTTAGCCTTCGCCCAACCCGAAGCCGCAGCGGCGAACTCCCAGAGCGATAGGTCATCAACCTCGCGGGGGGTGAACCCTATGGCTGCGCCTGTTCCGTAGAGCGGCGCGAACCGGATTTTGCCGCGCGGGAGCGGGTCCTCTTTTGCCCCCGCGCCTGGATCTCCCCCGGCGCTTCGTCTCCGGTACCGATCACAGCCGCCGCGACGATGGCCTGAGCAATGGGCACATGGCCCATGACGGGCGTGTCGTCGAAATGCGACTGGACGATGCCGGTGGCCTCGTGGGATGACAGTCCGCCGCCGATCAAGCCCTGCAGGATAGCCTCTCGCACGTCGTCCACCCGCCAGGTGCTCATGGCGTAGCGCTGGAGCAGTTCGAGCGGCCCGCAGTCCGTCTTCTCTTGCAAGGCCCGAAGGCGTCCGAGGGGAAGGCGGAACAGCCGCTCTTCGCCCCCGAACGCCAGGGTGACTTCAGCCGCTCGGCTCATCAGGCGCCGCCGACGTTCGCGCCGAAGGTGGCGGTGACAGCGCCGTCAGACGACAGCGTCATGGTCGAGTTGACCTTCTCGCCCCGGTTGCCGGTCAGGTCGAACTGCGTCAGGTGGAAAGCGCCGGCGAAGGTGATGACGTTGCCCGCCGCGTCGTCATCCAGGACGATCTGGCAGTTCTTGGCCTCTTCGCTCTCGAACCAGTCCCAAAGCTTCTTCACATCCTGCTTGTGGGCCATGCCGCCGCCGGTGACATCGACCGACAGCGAGACCTTTTCGCGCGCCAGCCAGGCCATGGCGTCCAGATCATCGCAATCCGGGATGGTGGCGTCGTTAGTCTGGGCGTTGAAGGTCAGTCCTCGTTCAGCATTCACAGTGCACAGAGCGGTGAAGACTTCCGGCGACGCACCGTCACCGACCTTGAGCACGAGCTTGACCCCGCGCGTGTAGTTCACAGCGGCCATGATGGCCTCCTATGTTGAGGGCATGAAAAAGCCGCCCTAAGGCGGCGGGGGTCTGCTAGGCCAAGGCCGTCGTCAGATAGGTGATGCTCAGGCTTCTGTGGGCCGTGAGCACATCGGGATCGCTGATCGGGCGGTCAGCCTCGAACTGCCAGTCGTCCATGACGTGGCCATCCAGCGGAAGTCTCTTCGTCAGCGCCTTGCGCGCAGCCCCGGCGATGGCTTCCGCCTTGGCGACGCTCTCCGAGAAGGTGGCTTCGCGGGCGAAGATTTCGAGGGTGGCGTTGACCTCGGCGCCCTCGGCGCACTCTGTATCGTCTCCGATCACCTCGACCCGGATCAGAGCATAGGGAAAGATCGGCTCCATGGGCGGCGCCAGATCATACAGACGGACAGCCGACGGCGCGAAGGCCGCAGCGGTCCCGGCTCTCAGCGCGGCGTCGACCGCGACGCGAACGGCGGTGGCGATGTTCACTTGATCGCCTCCTGTACGGCCTTCTTGGCGGCTCGGTTCATGCGGGCCTTGAAACGGCGGCGCTTCAGTCTATAAGCGGGCCAGAAGAACGGACGCGGCGCGGCCTGGCCGTGCCCGAACTCGACCCATGAGGCGTAGAAGGCCTCGTTGTCGCCGGCCGAAACGCGACGGCTGATCTTGGTGTCGTCTGACGCGTCGCGCTGCTTGATCGAAGAGACCAGCGCCCCGTCCTCGATCGGCGCGAAGTCCTTGGCAGTCTCGACCAGCTCGTTCGCGTTGATCTCCAGTTGCCGCTCCGCAGCCTTGCGCACGCGTTCTGGAATGGCCCTCAGCCGTTTCCTGAGGCGGTCGCGGTTGGAGAAGCCTGCCATCAGCCTACGGCCCCGCCCGATACGGCCAGGATATTGCGATAGCCAGCATCTTTCGCGGGCACGGCCGAGGTAACGTTGTAGGCCTCGCCTGTGCGGACGTTCACCATCCGCATGGCCGGGCTGATCGTGCGGGCCTGGGTGCTGTCGCGAACCGTAACGCTCACGGGCTGGCGCTTCTCCAGCCGTTGAGCCAGCGCGACCTCCGAGCCCCGCAGGTACTCAATGTTGGCCCAGACGGTGAACCCCGGCGTGAAGGGGCCGAGAGGGTCGCCGTTCTGGTCCGGGGTGCGGCTATCGAAGCGAACGCGGTCGCGCAGCTTCCCGGCGCCCATCGTCATCCGCGCGGACCCTTCGGAAGAGACCCGCCAGCCTTGCCGTCGCCGTCACCGTCCAGCGCCTTGATTTGGGCCGGCGTGAGCGGCTTCTTTTCGGGCTCGCGCGCGGGTGGGTCGATCTCTTCCAGGTCGCCGTCGGTTTTCATCTGCTCGCCCCAGGCGCGCTTGATCGTCAGCTCCATGCCCTTCTTGTAGGCCACGGTGATCCGGCGCTCTTCGGGCGGCGTCCAGTTGCGGTCTCGTTTGAAGCGAACGCGCATGGCGGGTCTCCTCAGACGCGGAGCCAACGGTATGGATCGACCAGAAGGCTCGCGGCCCTCGGCAACACACCGTCGTCGCGGTTTTCGTAAAGGGCGCCCAGCGTCAGAAGAGCGGACGCCTTGAAGGCCGCGACCGGGATATCCCCGGCCGGGACCGTGGCGATGTTGCAATACTGCAGGACCCTTGAGACGGCGGCGTCGGCGTAGGTCTCGATAAGGGTGTCGTCGTCATCGTGATCGACGCGCAGGTGCTGCTTGGCCTCGGCCAGGCTGAAGAGCGGGCCGGTCTCGGTGACGACGACGTTGAGCATGGCTCAGTCCTTGGTTTCGGTTT